CACTAGATCCACTTGTTCCATCTATTCCTGAGGTTCCACTAGATCCACTTGTTCCATCTATTCCTGAGGTTCCACTAGATCCACTTGTTCCATCTATTCCTGAGGTTCCACTAGATCCACTTGTTCCTGAAGATCCACTTGTTCCACTAGATCCACTTGTTCCATCTATTCCTGAAGTTCCACTAGATCCACTTGTTCCATCTATTCCTGAGGTTCCACTAGATCCACTTGTTCCATCTATTCCTGAGGTTCCACTAGATCCACTTGTTCCTGAAGATCCACTTGTTCCACTAGATCCACTTGTTCCATCTATTCCTGAGGTTCCACTAGATCCACTTGTTCCATCTATTCCTGAGGTTCCACTAGATCCACTTGTTCCATCTATTCCTGAGGTTCCACTAGATCCACTTGTTCCACTAGATCCACTTGTTCCACTAGATCCACCTGTTCCATCTATTCCTGAGGTTCCACTAGATCCACTTGTTCCATCTATTCCTGAAGATCCACTTGTTCCACTTGTTCCCGAAGATCCTGAAGATCCACTAGATCCTGATGTTCCTGATGTTCCACTAGATCCCGAAGATCCACTTGTTCCTGAACTTCCGCTAGTTCCGTCTATTCCTGAAGTTCCACTAGATCCTGAAGTTCCACTAGTTCCGTCAATACCTGAAGTTCCACTAGTTCCGTCAATACCTGAAGATCCACTAGATCCTGATGTTCCTGAAGATCCACTAGTACCTGAGCTTCCATCTACACCACTTAATCCCGAAGTTCCTGAAGATCCACTTGTTCCGCCTATTCCTGAAGTTCCACTAGTTCCTGAAGTTCCACTAGATCCATCTATTCCTGAAGTTCCTGAAGTTCCTGATGTTCCACTAGTTCCAGAAGTTCCTGATGTTCCACTAGATCCTGAAGTTCCTGAAGATCCGCTAGTTCCGTCTATTCCTGATGTTCCACTAGATCCTGAAGTTCCACTAGTTCCGTCAATACCAGAAGTTCCATTAGTTCCTGATGTTCCACTAGATCCGTCTATTCCTGAAGTTCCTGAAGTTCCACTAGATCCTGATGTCCCCGAAGTTCCTGATGTTCCCGAAGTTCCCGAAGTTCCACTAGATCCTGAAGTTCCGGAAGATCCGCTAGATCCTGATGTTCCTGAAGATCCACTAGATCCGTCAATACCAGAAGTTCCACTAGTTCCTGATGTTCCACTAGTTCCTGAAGATCCACTTGAACCACTAGATCCTGAAGTTCCAGAAGTTCCATCTATCCCTGAAGTTCCACTAGAACCACTAGATCCTGAAGTTCCACTAGAACCACTATTTCCTGATGTTCCACTTGAACCACTAGATCCTGAAGTTCCAGAAGTTCCACTAGTTCCGTCAATACCCGAAGTTCCACTAGTTCCGTCAATACCAGAAGTTCCACTAGTCCCGTCAATACCAGAAGTTCCACTAGTTCCATCTATCCCTGAAGTTCCACTAGAACCACTATTTCCTGATGTTCCCGAAGTTCCACTAAATCCCGAAGTTCCAGAAGTTCCACTGGTTCCGTCAATACCAGAAGTTCCACTAGTCCCGTCAATACCTGAAGTTCCACTAGTTCCGTCAATACCAGAAGTTCCACTAGTTCCGCTAGTACCTGAGGTTCCACTAGTTCCGCTAGTACCTGAGGTTCCACTAGTTCCTGTACCTCCTGATCCAGATGCGGGATACAAATAAGAAGCCGTATAATCATTTATTTTGATATAGACTGGTACAACACCAGAAAAAGGCTTAACGTTCGTTACAAATGACGGAGACGCGGTAGAATCAAAATATAAGACTTCTCCTATTGCCCCGGGTAACTGAAAATCCGTTGTTACTATTCTGCCAAAGGGTCTAACTGTTATATTTCCTTGCTCCGGCTCGTTTAATGATGTGATAACACCAAAAGCTTTCTCTACTTCGCCTGAGTTTGTCGTATCAACTAATGTGAAAACACCATAAGAATCTAAATAAACTACCTCACCGACTGAGTTAATACTATATGATGGGTTAGGTGAATAGAATGTGGTATAGCTAGCTTTAAGAATGTTCCTGTATTGTAATCTTGCTAAAGCATCATCTATCCAATATCCCGAATCGTCTAAGTTAGGTGCTAAAGCAGTTGCAATTAAAGCTGTAATAGGAGCTCCGTCTTCAGAAATTTCAAAACTTACACCATTTATTCCTTCTACTGGATAATTATTTCCCGTTGATGTATAATCACTTACTAAATTATAAAGATCTATATCTTTTAATGTTACTGTTGCCTCAAAATCGCTAGATGCAGATATTTCGGTAATCATATAAGCATTCCCGTTGGGTTGCAAAATCCACATCCCAACTTTAAGATCGTTTCCTTTTATATTAAAATTTGGCTCCTGTGATGTCGGTGTAGGGATTATATCTAAGATACAATCAAAGGACGAAGGGTAATTATCCCATACACTTGAAATATTTTCATATAAGCTACTAACTATAACTGATCCAGGCCTTACGGAGGCGATCATTGTTATAGGTAGTTCTGGTATTTGAGCCATTTAATTTTATATTATTTTATCATTAGTATCTATCACTAAAAATATTATCCTCTAATGAAAAATTAGATAAAAATATTATTTGTTGGGAAGTTCCAAGTGACGTAGGCATGTGTTCCACTACCCCCTAAATTTGTTAGATTTATCCCGTAAATTATGAATGAAGTATTGCTCTGTATTACATAGTTACCTGCTCTAGCACCAGTGATTGTTCTAGATACGTAACTAGATCCATTTTGTGCGTGAGTTTGTAGATCTAAAGCAGGAACTCCTTCCGTATGAGATATTGTAATTTGTGTTCCACTGTTCCTAGTAAATAACCATCCTCCCGATCCTGATGTTATAGGGTTACCTGCAGCATCTGTTGCAGCAGGAAAAGGGGTAACTGAATCAACATTACCTGATCCGTCAAATTGTACTTTTATAACATATTTAGCAATAGGACCTGCGGAACCAGTAGCTCCAGTAGGACCTGAAGCTCCAGTAGCTCCTGAGCCGGTAGCTCCGGTAGCTCCTGTTGTGCCAGTAGCTCCAGTAGCTCCTGTTGACCCAGTAGGTCCAGTATTCCCAGTAGGCCCAGTAGATCCAGTACCTCCAGTTGCTCCTGGCATATATGTAGGTGTTACCCATTGATATGTTTCTGGTGATGTGCCGCTATAAATATATGTGTAAAGTACGCCAGTATCACTGTTGTACCACATTGCTCCTTCGGTAATAGCATTAGTTCCTGAACCCGTTGGTAAAGTGTCCTGAAAGAAAAATTCTACCCCTGGGCCAGTTTCCCCAGTTGCTCCGGTAACGCCTGCTCCAGTAGCTCCAGTAGCTCCTTGATTTCCTTCTAAAGAAAACATACTGAATCCAGTATCTCCACTACTAATATCTACAATACCAGATCCTCCTGCTTGATATGAAGTCTTTACCCAATATCTGTCTCCCGTAGCTGCATTCAAGATACCAGTTATAGTCAATACATCGGATGGAATTGCCGTACCTGCTACATCTTCTAATGATGTAAATCCTCTAAAATTTGATATCTCTACAGGAGATGCTGTGTCTTGAAATAAACTGGATCCCAAGAAACTTGTCCCACTTGAGCCTTGGTGTTCTAATCCAACTTTATATGATACAAAATATTTTCCAGCTTTTAGTACTTCTACGTATACTCCTGTTGCCCCAGAGTTTGTAAAATTCCCCGTTGCAAAATATGAGTTATCTATAATATTAGTAGTGTCAAAATATACTGGACTATCTCCACCAGCGGAAAGAGATTGTAATGTGCTAAATTTACTTAAATCTATAGATCCCATAGGTGTAGGTATTCCTGTAGCTCCAGTTGGACCTACATCTCCGGTAATTCCTATACCAGTAGCTCCTGTATCTCCAGTAGCTCCAGTAGCTCCCGTTTCACCAGTTGCCCCAATATCTCCCGTAGCACCAGTAACTCCTTTTATATTAGATTGATATTGCCAAATTCCCCCTATTTTTTCATAAACATCTCCATTATCTCCATCTAAGTATAAATCCCCCTCATCTCCTATTCCTATAGAAGGAGCACCTGATCCAGTATACCAAGTAGTTCCTGAAGCTCCAGTAGCTCCTGTATCTCCAGTAGCTCCCGTAGCTCCTGTATCTCCAGTAGCTCCGTTACTTCCCACATTACCAGTAGCTCCCGTAGCTCCAGTAGCTCCAGTAGCTCCTGTAACCCCTTGAGCTCCGGGAGTTCCCTTTGCTCCGTTAGCTCCAGTAGCTCCAGTAGCTCCAGTAATCCCTGTAGCTCCCGTATTTCCTGTAGCTCCAAAATCTCCTGTTGGACCAGAATCTCCTGTTGGACCAGTAATTCCTGTTCCTGTAGGACCAATATCTCCTGTTGGCCCAGTAGCACCTACTCCTGTTGGCCCCGTAGGCCCAGCACCGGATCCTGTAGGTCCAGTAGGTCCTTGTGCTCCTAATAAAGAAATCCATGCCCCTGTTCCATTAACTCCACCTGACATAGTTCCTGTTGTTGCACTAGCAGGAAGAGTTCCTGATATTGTAATAATATCACCATTTGCAGTTGCACCTAAACCAGGTAGTGCTGTAATAGTAACAGAATTTAGGTTAGATTCTGCTAAGCAAGGCCCAGTAGGATTAGTAAGAATTGAATTAACTAAATTTTCTGCTGTTAGAACATTATTCGTATTCCAAGCAGTTTGACCAGCTGTTGCTCCGTTATATAAAACTGCTATTGTTTGTCCGTTTACACCAGTAGAACCAACATTAAAAGAGAAAGATGCTCTTACCTCCCCGTAATCTAAATAAACTTCGTAATCATCTCCTATAAATCTAACTTGGCCAGGTAATCCTGGTTTAATTGTTTCATCTATAAAAGTTCTATCTAGAATTAATTTTAATCTTCCGCCATCATTACTATCTCCTACTATTAAATTACCTCCAATAAAGGCATCAACAGTTGTACTTAATCCTCTGGATAAAATATTCCCATTTCCTCCATTTAACTCTATAGACGAATTTCCATTAATAGGTAATTTTACTGTGTTTGCTTTTAATTCACCTGTATTAATTTTTCCTGTTGGAAAATTTAATGTCTTATTCTGTATAGAAATACCAAATGCTGAATTTAAGAGAAGTAATCCCTCTTGTAATTGTAAAAAATTAGCATTAGTGACAGAATTATTAGCCCCTATTGTATTAGAAGCTAGTAGTTGTTTTATCGTGATTTGATTAAGTTCCTTCATTCTGGACTATTTTGTTTACGTTATATATCCAGATGAAGAATATCAATATTATCTAAGAAGCATTTCTACTTCTTTATAGTAGTCCTTAAATTTATTAGGAAAAAATTCAATTAATTCTTTTACCTCTCTATTAGAAATTTCATTTTTTTCTTTAATGAAATTTATGATTTCTTCTTTGTATTTATTTTCAGATTTTTCTTTCTCTTTCTTAAGAGTCTTTGTCCAAATCCAAGAGGGTGTAGTTTTATGTTTGTGTGTGATAAAGACCTTCCAAAAATCAACAACCTTTGAGGGATTTATTTTTATATGATTAAAAGAATTAGCTTGTAAAGGATATGCAATAGAGCATATCCTGTTTATCATAAATAGATTTCTAGCTTTATCTCTGTCCGAAATTTTATCCCAGTTCTTAGAATGAAAAGCTTTAATTATGTCAAATGGATTTGTCATATCACTTAAATAAATCAAATGGATTAAATCCCCTAGGTGGTGTTGACTCTTTAGCCCATGGCGAATTATCAATCATTTCTTTTTTATCAATCTTAACCTGAGATTTTTCTTTTGCGTCTAATTCTTGTACATGGGATCTTAAACCTTCGACTATATTGTGGGGTAATGATTTACTATTTAACCAAACTAATCTAGCATTCTCCTCATAGAATTTTTTAAATTGCTCCCTATTTTCTTTGTTGTCTGTCTGTGATATTAGTCTTAAAGCCAATCCAGATATCCAACTAAGAAAATCTTCATTATCCCAGATTTCTTCTAGTGTGAATTTAGCCCATTCAGTTTCTATATAAAAATCCCATATTTTTTGGGCTTTTCCTTCTGCTATATTAGAATTCTTACCATTTTTTGTTTTGTGAGGAAAAACCCCAGGAACATCATCTTTTTTATCCCCCATAAGGATTTTTTTAAAGACGTATTCTTTCACATCAATTTTTTCAACAATACATGAGGATATTAATCTATCAAATTTGTCGTCATTAGATCCTAAAGCTGGAGTCACATTGAAGATAGTAGGTTCTTCAACTTTACTAATAGACCAATCTTGAGACACTATCAATTTATTATTCTTCGAATTTGTATTCCAAATACCAGTCCATCGTTTGCCGTTATAATCAACAAGTTGGTGCATATCCTTGTCACCACTTATTACAACAACACAATCTTCCGAATCTTTTAAATAATCACACCAAGCCCAAATTAAATCATCTCCTTCTGCTCCTTTGTATGAACTATAAATAAATCCGCTTTCCTCTAGATAATCGCCAAATTCGTCCATGAGTTTAAAGAAAGATCCCCAGTCAACTCCTTCACTCTTTATTCTGCTTTCTTTATATACACTTCGTGTTATTTTGTAATCTTTTCTCCAAGATCTAGAGTCTTTACAAAACACTATTCTATTTATATTAGGTATTTGATTTAATGAATAACACAAATCAGTTATTACCTTTCTTATAAACATATTTCTTTCAGCCTCAGAAGATAAAACATCCCCTGGATTTTTACTCCCAAATCCAGAAAAAACCCCAAATGTTTTATGGAATAAATAGTTACCATCTAAACACACTGTTACTCCTTTATTTTTCATATGGAACTACTTTTTTCATAATTATAGATATATAAATTAATAATGTTTCGGATGGAAGATTTTTATGTATATGTTTATTTAGATCCTAGAAAAATCGGAATATTTTGCTATGATGATTTGAAGTTCGGTTATGAACCGTTTTATATTGGAAAAGGTAAAAAAAATAGATGTAATAACGGTATAAAAGATAAGAAAAAATGTCTTAAAGTATCTAAAATAAAATCTATTATAAATGATGGTTTTTATCCAATAATTATGAAATTGGATATTAATTTATCAGAAAAAGAAGCATTTAATAATGAAATAGCTTATATAAAAAAAATAGGAAGAAAAAATATAGAATCAGGACCCCTTACTAATATGACAGATGGAGGAGACGGAACTTCTGGAAGAATTGATACAGAGTATGATTTGCAAAGGAAAAGAAATTTTAGACACGACGATTCATGGAAAAAAATACTTAGTAAACCTGTTATACAATTAAAAGATGATATAGTGATTAATGAGTATAATTCAGTAAAGGAGGCATCAGAAAAGACAGGAGTTATAAAACAGAACATTTCGTCTGCTTTAACTGGTAGATATAAAACTGCTGGAGGATTCCAATGGAATTATAAAAACAATACGGACAAATTGCAGGGTCACTTAAAGAGTGGATTTAAAATGCCTTCACATTCAGATTCTACTAAATTAAAGATGTCAAATTCTGCTAAAAGGGGTAATGATCACCACATGAAAAGAAAAACTGGGAAAAATAATCCTAGAGCTAGAAAAGTTTATCAAAAATCTTTAGATGGATCTATTATTAAAATATGGTATTCTTTCCAGGATATAAAAAGAGATTTAGGGTTTAGCCCTTCAAATATATGTAGATGCTGTAAAGGCGAGGTGAAAAGAATAGGGGGATTTCTTTGGGAATATGCAGATTAGAAATCTTCATTCGTTATCATTATATCATAGTCTGAAAATTCAAAAAAATCCTTCTGGTCCGCAATTAATCTTCTTTCGACATCATCTGCATCATTTCTTTCTTCCAATCTTTTGACTCTTGTATCCTCTGGAGGATTCAAATAGATAACAAAAGAATCATCTCTAAAATTCTTAGGTAGGCTTTTAAGACCTGCTGGACTTAAAATGAAAAGATTTTTTATTGAAAACTCACCTTTAGAAATACCATATTTCCATTCATTAAATTCCTGTATTTCTAGAAATATGTCTTCATTGGCTTCAAAAAAATTAATATCCCTATAGTAATAGTCAATTCCTTCTTTCTCTCCTTCTCTTGGGGGTCTGCTAGTAAAAGATACTCCATATTCAAATCCTCTTTCGACCATTTTCTTTCTTAGAAAATCCTTTCCAGATCCACCTGGACCAACTATTATAATTTTTCCATTCATATTATGTATTTTTGTGTAGCATACTACTCATTAAGAGGAAAAATATATAACAATGAGTAGTATACTAATCATTTGTTCATTACTGCCTGTAGATTAAAAACTAATGCTAAAAGACTCGTAATAGGATCTATAACTTGGCTTCTTTCTGCTTGATGCTTAGCACTAAGAATTATTATATTTGGTATTAGATTTAATTTACCTGGGTTCTTTTCCGAAAGCCAATTTATAAATTCGGAATCTAAAGAAGCCATAGCTTCATCAACTTTTCCTGAATAATGTCCTACTATGTATTGATAATTCTTTATAGGATCAGGTGAACTCATAATTAAATTAAAAAGATCCTCGTGATCAAACAATGCTTCGTTAATTTTCTGTTCAGTAAGATCAGTTACCCCGTCAATATTCCATCTTTGTATAGTATTTAAAGCGGATCTCATATCCGGAAAGTATTTTTTGGTAAATAGCTCTAATGTTCTATCATTATGAGTTATTTCCATAAGATTAAGAATCTTAGAAATTCTTTCTTGCCATTGAGTCTGAATCTCGTTCTCTTCTTCTTTAGATATTGGATCAAAATCATAGACTTCAAATCTCGATTTTATAGCGTCCGGTATTTTGCTTAAATAGTTACACGTAGCGACAAATCTTGTTGTCTTAGCATATTTCTCAATTGTACCTCTTAAAGCCTTATAGAACTGATCTGATGCACCGTCAAACTCATCTAGTACAACAATCTTTATGTGATTTTCTCCGTCAAGTATTGAAACGGTAGAACAGAAATCATGTACCTTAGTTCTAATTGTTTCTACTGAACTTTCATCAGATACATTTATAAAAATATAAGGATGCCCTTTTATTAATATCTTAGCCATACTTGTCTTTCCTGAACCTGGAGATCCAGCTAATAGTACGTTCTGTTGTAATCCGTGCTCAAAAGAACTTTTTATTCTTTCGGGAAGGATCATATGTTTTAGTTCCTTTGGTCTTAATTTTTCTGTTAATAATTCTTGTATCATTTATTTACATTTTTCTTTTAAATCGTCTGCATTATCTTTATCGTGTCTAATCTCTACAAATCTGGGCAAAAATAACGACCAGTTATTGTGTTTATCATTAATTATAACATTATATAAGACAGAACACACTTTGTTTATATGTGAATCTGGATCTTCACTTAATTCTTTTAAATCTTGATCTGTAAATCCTGAACCAACTTTTACCTTAAGTGTTCCAGATGAATCTTCACAAAAGAATCCACCAATAAACCCTTCTCTTTTTCCTTCTCCTGGATACCAACCAGTTATTACAAGATCGCATTCGTTTACTTCTTTTAGTTTAATCCAGTTCTTAGATCTTTTGCATTCGTAAACGTGTTCAGGATTTTTAAGAATAACGCCCTCACCCCCATTATCTACAATTTTCTTATAATAAGCGTATATGTCTTCTTTTTCTGTAGTCAAGAAAGAATCTGCAAGTGTAAGTGAAGTCGTCTTATACGAGCTAAAAACACCTTCTAATGTAAATCTTCTAATGTTAAAAGGAACGATTCCTTTTCCTATTTTAAGAGTATCCGCGTCTTCTAAATCAAATACATTATAAATTAAATCATCACCTATGGAATTCGAAGGTTTACCCTTTAGCATTTGTGTGACCTTTCCCGAGACACTCTTTCTGTTTAGATCCGTTAATTCACCATCAAAGAACCAATCTCCTGGTAGTCCGGAATTTTTAATTAAATTCAGACATTCATTTCCTATTTTCTCTAAATATTGGTTCGGTATTTCGTTAAATGCTCTAGTATAAAATTTCACTTCATTACCAGAAACAAATGCAATAACGCGTACTCCATCATATTTTTCTTCACATACTATGTGACTCCATTTTTTTATTTCGTCTTCGTCGTCTTGTGCTAGCATTAGACTAGGATCTGGTATAACTTCTTTACCGAAAGACTTATTAATAAGTTTAGCACCTATTCCGATATTTAATTTTTTAGTTAGTACCTTAGTTAGTATTTTTTTTTCCTCTAATGAAAGAGGAAAACAATTAACTAATTCAAAAGCTTCCTCTCTAAATTTATCATTTGCAGCGGGAGCTAAAAAAAGTCTTCCCGTTAAATCTTTAAATCTTTCAAATATATTATGTTCTGGGAGAACTAAGTATGGAGATTCGTTTAGTACTTCTAATTTATTTAATTTAGTTGTGAGAAAGGGATCTAATGCTACTTTAAGAAGATATTCTAATTCTTTTGAATAATTATTTTTTATCAGTTCCTGCTTGATTTTTTGCGAACCATTTCCCGTCGATGATTCAATTTTTAGTAAAATTTTAAGCTCTTTTTGCATTTGGTGTATTTTATACAAAAGTAAAAATTCATTCTAGATAATAAAAATGATTTCTATTATTATACTCGTTACAAAATACTAAGTTTCTTAAATTTCTTCTTCTGTGGTTGTATCAACTTCTGGTTCTGGAGTAGATTCTGTTCCTGTATCACCTTCTGGCTTTGTAGTAGATTCTGGCTCTGTAGTGGATTCTCCTTCTGTTTCTTCTGGTGTAGTTGCTTTTTTCTGACTTTCTTCTTCTGCTTTTTTGATATAAAACTTATTCATTTTAATATCATCATGTGATAAATCTAACCACCTTTCTATTAAATAATCTTGATTAAAGTATTGTACTTCTTCATCGTTTATTGTTTCTTTAACTTCTCCTAATGAAGAAACAAAATCAACTTTTTTGATTAGTTGCTCAATCTCTCTAGATTCTCCATACATGTTATCGCTTTCGAATTTTACACCTATTTGGCTTCTAAATTCTGCATCGTCTTTAAGGTGCGGAAATTCTAGACACATTTGAATCCATAATGGCTTCACCATGATCTCTTGAAATATAGATCTTAGTCTTGTTATAAACTTAGCAAATCTAACTTCATCTCTTTCCGCACCATCCGCAGCGGTTTTAAATGTGTTACTACTACCAACCCCAAATCTTGCAGAAAATCTATTATATGGTATTTTTGAATCTTGTCTTAATTTATTATAAAAATAAACTACCGAATCCATAACATTTAAGTTGGGACCCTGACCATTAATAGTTTCAACTTTTACTGATTCTCCTCCACTTTGAGGAAAAAGGTAATTTTTATAAAATTGTAAATCAGGTCTACCGTTAATTGATAATTCTCCGGATGTAGTATCAAGTTTAATATCTTCTTTATAAACTGACATAAGTTCACCTAGGGTCTCTTTGGCTTTTTGTGGTGCTTTACTTCCAATAGGAACTGTCATTTTAATTCTGTATTGAGCATTCATTACATTCCATATAATTCGCGAATGCTCCATAATCTTAAGTAAATTAAAAGATCTGATTAATCTTTCCGTATATGATATTCTAGAAACTGAATTAGATTTAGAGTATGAGATATAAATCACCTGTGCATCTAATAATCTTCTTTGTCTAGTCGTTTCCCCGTAGTACTGCCACCATATAGTTTCTCTTGTACCATCTGCTTTTTTCTCTACCGCAGGGGTGAGACTCACTGCATCTAATTCTTTAAACCCTACAATTTCTTTTCCGTCACTTGAGTAAATAATTTCAAATGCTAAAAATCCTTCAACTATTAATTGTCTAAAATATTGCCATCCAGTTATTCCATTACAGAAATTGTGTAACACATAAAGCTTTCTGAAATTATTTCTTAAAGATTTTAACACATCATCTTTCAATTCCATATTAATAGTTGCAGGATGACAGAAAAAATTCTTTTCATCGTATACTACACCTTCATCACAGATAGTGTCTAAGATGTATTCTATTTCAGCATTTAAAGCAAAGGTTCTAAGAAAATCTCTCTTAACTGGGTAATCTTTATCAAAGTAAGCAATATATTTTTTATTAGTCGTGTCTTGGGCAGCTATACTATAAATAAAATCTTCGTCATCTCCAGTGAACCCAAATCTTTCTCTCATGTTAGCTTCTGAAATACCAATTGCCATGGAATCTTCAATTACCATGTCTTTGTATTCCATACCAAAAGATCCTAAACCGCTGATTGATTTTAATATCCTTGAGATATTAGGATTAAATTTTCCAATATTATCTAGAAATCCTGCCATATATTTTTTTATAGTGTAAATTCATCCCCACCCTCAGCTGGTGTTTCTCCCTCAGCTGGTGTTTCTCCCTCAGCTGGTGTTTCTCCTTCAGCTTCACCAGTTGCTCCTTCAGCTTCTTTCTTCTTCTCAGCAGCTTCTTCTTTAGCTTTTTTATTATCAATAATATCTTGATTATTCATTCCTAAAAATCTATCAACTAAAAAATCCATACTGAA